GTATCAGATTTAGAGGAGGCTCTGTAACTATGGATCACAAAGGTCAAATGTGTCCTTATAAGGTCTTACTCTGCCAGGAAGGTGATTGCAAGGGGTGTCAGATTTACCTTGAGAGGTTAGGCACTGACCGGGATAAGAAGCAGGACGCCTTGAAGCTCAGTGTACAAGTTGCGGATATTCAGCAGAGGTAGGACATATGGTAGAGCTAACCCACATTAGCCTCTTCACCGGCATAGGTGGGATTGATTTAGCCGCTGAATGGGCTGGCTTTACAACAGTCTTGATGGTAGAGAACAATGCCTACTGTCAGAAGGTATTAAAAAAGCATTGGCCTCAGGTGCCAATAATAGGAGATATTAAAGATGTCAACAAAGAAACAATCGAAGAAGCTTTGGCCAACGCCTTCGGTCGAGGGGAACAACAATCGGAAAGGGATATCGCCGAAGGCAGGGGATGGGTTAGCAACGGCGGTGAAGAAACTATGGAGAACACCACAAGCCAACGAAGCAGGGGCGAAAGTGGAGACTCTTTACACGAAGGACGGGCAGCCAGCCAAGGTGGGCGAGAGAGCATATCGGCTTCAACCAGACGGCAAGCTAGTTCTCCAGTCCCAGACAATCAACCAGCAGATACAGATGACCAATCCAAGGCAACAGGAACAATCCCCCCAATTACCCTTATTACAGGAGGATTCCCTTGCCAGCCTGTATCTAATGCCGGGAAGCGAAAAGGCAAGGATGATGACCGTTGGCTCTGGCCAGAAATGCTTAGGGTCATATCAGAAATCAGGCCCACTTGGTGCGTTGCAGAGAATGTGTTTGGACTCCTCAATATGGGGTTCAACGATTGTATATCTGACCTGGAGAGTCAGGGCTATGAAACGACATCATTTCTTATTCCAGCTTGTGCCGTCAATGCCCCGCACCGGAGAGATAGAATCTTCATTGTGGGCTACTCCAAGCGTGATGGATATGAGAATGGACATACGAAAGCCAGAGGAGAGGACACCCGAAGCGAACAAGGGGGGCTGTGCGAATCTGAGGAAACAGGTATTGTGGCCGACACCAAAGACACCAACCGGGGGCGGTCAGATGGAGAGACTAACACCAGGGGGCGGTATCCGGAAGTTAGAGGACAGGGTATCGCAATTAGAGGGGAAGAATACTGGGCAGTTGAACCCGAACTGGGTAGAGTGGCTCATGGGATTCCCAATAGGGTGGACAGACTTAGATGTTTAGGCAATGCGGTGGTGCCACAGCAGATATACCCAATATTAAAGGCTATTGCAGCCATAGAGAAGGGGCAAGCATGATTCACCCTATAGTAAACCATTACCTGCCCCATTAAGACACCTTCTCGTTGACCTGAGAGCCTTCCAATCTGATTGTTTCTTCTGTGCTTTCCCATGCTTCTTCGTATACCTCTAGTGTCCGAGCTGAAGGACCTGAAAGACCCACCCCTCCAAGTTTCAGTCCGCTTGCTAACTCCATCACCCGCACACTACTAAAGCAATACCAGCTTTCTTTGTTTACCGCTTCAAACTCCCAAGGAAACATTGATGTAAAGGCCTGATCATCATCAAACTTACCTTGAACAAGTAGCCCATAACGACCGCTTTCCACCTTAGTAACGATAACAATACCATCATGAGGGTGCTTTATTCTATCCCCTTTTTTAATTAGCTCTTGCAATTATTCACCCCTTCATGCGTCATCTCCTAGAAAAGAAATAGCCCGGGTTGCATCTTGCTGGTTACCCGGGCTTAGTTCTATAAATTCATCCTCAGCTAATTTAGAGAGGAATACCTCAGCCAATACCTAACTCCTGCTTGATCTGTGACCACGGCTTTACCCTCCCCTCCTTACAATCCTTTAGACCACGACGAATCCCATCTATAAAATCGCTGTCACTTTTAATGTGGTCTGCTAAACAGTCATTGAGGGATGCTTTATATCTATTAGATCTTGGCCTGACCAACAAATCTACACCACCCATATTAATACCTCCGTTGGTTGATTTCTTACAAAGTGTCTAAATTATACCATGGCCTGTCAATCCCTGCAACTTTGGGAAAACCACATACACTTCCTAGTATTCACCTTCTTCCTAAGACTAGTCTATCATATTAATCCCACAGATTCAATTTTCATTTCAGTTTTGTCAGCTTCGCAACTGGCTTACATCATCAACCACCATGCAATAGAACCAAACCTTGTCAATACTTGCCCCTAAGGGATACTTACCTAATTTAATTAAATAACCAATCCCTCATGTTATCCTCCTTAACCCCTTAGATTCTTAATACAACGCGCCTCATAATAGTTCTAGTGTGGCATACTGTCCTTGATTTTTACTAGAGCATTAGATATAGTTCTCATTGAGCATTGACTATGCTCTTGATCCCACCAAGCACACTCCTCTTTGAGACAGTCTACAGGGTCACTAGATATCGCTCCACTCGGATAATTACTATGCTCTATGATTTTTGGACACTTCATTTCTCTACCTCCTTCTCTTTATTCTCTGGCTTCACCAAGTTATTACACGCTGGGCAAATCATCGGCCTGATAGGTGGCTTCCTTCTAGGCTGGGAACATAAGGGACACGCTACTTTTGGCATGATTAGCCTCCCTTTCATTCTCAGCTATCCGCGTTGATAGAAGGTGGCCCAAGTCCCGGCGCTCATCTAGTGTCAGCACCTCTACAGTATGGTCTGGAGCTCTACCGATCCTATCAATATATTCTTTCATCCGTTCTATGTCTGCTGTTTCCATAAGCATTACCTCCCTTCGATTTCTCCTAGTGTCAAACACAGATATACTAAATGTGCTCTGTTGCGTGCACCTTTAAGTGCCAGAGCCCTACTGAGATATGCTTTCACAGTCTTCTCAGAGATAAACAGCTCATATCCTATCTGCTTATTCGTGTAACCTAGCTTGACTAGATTTATGATTTCGAGCTGTCGGGCAGTAAGTATCATAAGCCTCACCTTTATCCCCATCCTTTGACGACGCCATCCAGCTCCGGGGTTATCAAGTCCTTCTCGGTATAGCAAGGTATCCCATTTGCTCTTAGAAGCTCCATAACTCGCTCCTGAATTGCCTGCTGTAGTTCTTCCTCTGATTGTGCCATGATTAGCCTCCTTTACTCTCCGCTTTTGATAAGGCTTGCTCCCCTCTCTTTGTCCAAAAGGTTATACCTTGATGGTGTTTTGCTTTGGTTAAGTGATACAAAGCCTCATACATATCTGGTGCTGCTGCTATTAGGTGGGCATTGGCTTCGTTCTCTAGTCCACTTAACGCTTGCTGTTCAATTATAACCTCACCGCTAGATGACACTATGCCATACCCATCAACCATACCCCCGAATCTTCTCCATTCCCCTTTAGTATACATTTCTCCCCCCTTTATTTAACTATTTGGTAAGGCGTTCCCTTAGCATATTGCCTCCTCAAAACAACCGGCCTCTTCGCAATCAGCGAGACAGTCAATTAGCTCCTCTCCTGTGACATATCGCCAATTACAGCCGGCATGGCCGGTATCTGCTAGATTGTTATATTTCCAGAAGTCGACAAACATCTGGCAATCTTCGCAGTAGATATAATCTTCCTTATGTCGCCACCCTTCCTTGCATATTTGTTGGTATATTGCCGAGCTGCCAGTTAGTCTTATTGGCCTGTCATCTTTTTTTCTTAGTGACATAGTACCCCCTTTATTTGATGGTGTGATTAATCATTTTCATAAAAAAGTGAGCAGCTTGACTATTGCTACCTTCGTATTTATAGGCGATACATTTAACTAGAGCCGAGTCCAAGGACATAGTACTTCTACTGATAGAATTGCCATTTGTATAACAACTATATTCCTTTTCTGAGTAATTGATTCTACCCGTTGAACAATTTCCAACAAACTCGTGGGGATAATGTTCAACAATGTGGTATTCCCCGATTGAATGTATCTTGATTGCCTCACCCCATGTAAAATTGCTTTTTGTCCCTACGGTTATCTCGTCCAATTTGTTAGTTCTTTTCATCTCAAACCCCCTTCTGTTTATTAGTGGTTATCGGGTTACTGGGTTTTTTTCCTCAAGACACATTTCATTGGGGCAATACCATCCGCTTTTCTCACCCAATATTCGAAGGTCAACAAGCTCATAATTGCAACTCTCGCATATTGGGGTGTCATCAGGTAAGTGTTCGATGTCTCGCTTTAAGTCCCCTATTGTTTTCATTTCCTTCTCCTTATCTCTAGCTCATCAGTGGCAAAGAAGTTGTTCACATTGGCGTATAGATTACTGGCACGGAATCAAGGTTTAACTTAACGGCGATAGCCAGCCTATGAAGCCCATCCCAAACTATTTGAGAGCCGTCTTCCCTGACCCTGATTTCAATAGGCTCAGTGATACCGTTGGCTTGAATGTCCTTGAGTAGTTTCTCATTCGACTCAATCAAGTTAAGTGGTAATCTCATTTCTAATTTCAAAATGTCTGCCAGTTTCATTTCCTCTCCTTTGTTTAATAAGGTGTTAGCTGACCCTTGCCTTTGCCCTTGCCTTGTATTCAGTCATAGCTCTACTCCACCCCTTGTAATCCTGGCGTAGTGAAGCTATATCTATCCTTAGCTGTTTCTTGATTTGCTTGGCCATTTTAAGCCATTGCTTTCCACTGACGCTTAACTCTGGCTGCTTACATACCCCGCGTAATAAAGCTAGGGGTATCCAATTTTCTAGTATCTGGTAAGCATAAGCTATACTTTGGCTCAAGTCCATACCGCCACCACATAAGGCCAGGTAGTAGGTCTCCTCATCATCGTTATACATAACGGTTAGACAGGTTTCCCGGCATACCTTGATGATTTCTTTACCGCCATCACGAGTTGGGTCGTACATAAGAGGATAGGCATAATTCATCATTGGTTGCCAGCTATCCAACACTTCATCAAGGTATGCTACTACTCCGTTTTCTAGATCGTGTCCATCCTTCTCCGCTTCCTTTGGGTGCTCTTCATAAAATTCCCTCATATAGCTTTGTCCTGTGTTTTCCCACTCCTCAAAGCCCTCACTCCAGTCAACGTTGATGCTGTATTCTGTTGCCATTGTATTGCCTCCCCTTTATTATTCTCTGGCTGATGCCAGGACTCGAGCCGGTAAACCTGAGCTGACCGGCTCCGATCCGAGTATTAGCTATAATGCTGGCTCGGTTGGTTTGTAACGCTTCTGTGGATAATGACCTAAGTCCGAACACCACAGCCAGCAGAAACTCATTCCCCTATTACCTCACGAGTATTAAGGCAGTCCGGGCATGAAACCCGCGCCTTCTCTATCGTTACAGATGCGCGGCGGAGCCCGCATTGTGTCATATACCGGCCAGCCTGGTCCTGGCTGGATACGCTCCGTCCTTCCTTCAAGTAGTGGACTAATTTAATCGTGTCCTTTTCCATTGTCTAACCTCCCTTCTAGCTTCGTTACTCTCACAATAGCACACCCTGGCACGAACCACCAAGAGGGAGAGTATCAACTTTTGTTTTTCTACCCCAATGTTGATACCTTTGGTTCGCACAGTTGTTCTACTTGAGACTAAATCTAAACCCAACTGTCACATTATTAGACTACTGGCTATAAGCACTTGACAACTACCCAGCCGCCCCTTACAATAAAGATACCTCGAGGGTGCGAACCTTCCGCTCTATCCAATTGAGCTACGAGCCCATCCTAACAAGAAGGTGTACTGATGCACGTTAGCCTCAGAAGTACCGCAAATACTTCTGGTGTCGCGGGCAGTCCCCCTTTGAGCTGGCCCGGTGCTGATTCGACCTGGTGCCGGGCTATTACTATTCACCCTCTTTGATGTCGAATATCAGGGTGCCATCTGGGTGCTCACCTATGACCTTGATGGTGTCAGGTGAGGAGTGTATTGAATCGTTCTCACACTCATGATCCTTAATGGCGAACTCATCGGGTGCTACTTCTTCCAGCTCTGCCTTACGCCCTGATAGTACAATCTCAGCAAAGCTCTCTTTGACTACCTTCTTATCTTGGCGGTAAGGCTTCTGGCGTGATATTTTCTGCCGTTCATACTCTGATTGATATGAGGACCAGTTTACAATAGATAAGCAGCCATCAACCTCTTCCAAACGGTTGTCGTGTATGGATTTCGCAATAGTCCTGTCAAGTAAGGTTTGTTTAATATTCAGTTGGTTAGCCATAAAATCACGGGGCAAAGCCTCACCATCATTGTCACAAATAGCCCCTTCATGTCCGCATTGCCCGGCTAAACAGATTAAATCCGCCCAAACACTACGTTCATCTGGTTCTAATTGCCACCTGATACTTCCATGTAACCAGCCAGTAACAAAAAACTTTACCCATGTCCGCTTCCATCCTTTTGTTGGCATAGTATCCTCCTTTTAAATACAACTCTACCATAATATATTACAGCTTGTCAAGCGTTTTATTGTGTTTTCTGTGTAACATTGCTCTAATATCTTTGTGTACTAAGTTACAGTTTCTTTCGCACTTACTCCGCAGATGTTACCCTGCTATATAGATGTAGAAGAAGAAGTATAAATTAGAAGAAGAACAGAACAGACAGTTGTTTGTTTTTACCTGCTTGACAAATTAACTCCTTTCCTCTAACCTTTTAGGTATATGGATAACAACAAGGTTTCTCTAGTTTCTTTACCTCAGAAAACTCCCTCTGCGTCAGTGAAGTATCCCCCCGGTAAACACCCTAACTCACGCAAAAACCTTAAACCCTATCCTCCAGGTGTTAATGGCAATCCAAAACCCGGCAATAGCCTTAAAGCTGTTCTGCTTAATGCTCTACTTGAACCTCTTAAAGAACCAGCAGAAGATGCTCCAGCCAGAGACCACGTTGTTTATGCTACACTAAAAGGAGCTATCTCGTGTGAGCCAACATCGGCTCACCTGAAGGAAGTCTGGGACAGGGTAGAAGGTAAGTTGCAGGATAAAGAAGCTATAAGAGACATCAATGTAGTATTCGTAATTGGGAAGGGGTATAAAGAGATACCGCAGTTGATAGAGAGCAAAGATGCCACTGAGTAAGCATACAGACGCACTACAATCAAAATCTAGGGGCATTGAAACGACTTCGAATAGTAGAGTACCTTTATGGTAAAGGAGGAATAGAATGAATGAGGTATTAAAGAAAGCTATTGAGGATGGTGAGAAGGGGTTGAGGATGATGAAAGAAGGGCATAGGCAGTGTTCAGAAACTATTAGGGTAGCTGCCCTCCATGTTGATAAAGCCAGGGAAATACTAAGCCGAATAGAGTGGAGTAGATGGTAACAGCGACTAAAGCTAAGGTTGAATTAGTGTGGGAGCCAATCAACAAACCGCAAGATGAGTTCGTGGCATCTCAGGCTTCAAGGTCTTTATTCTCTGGTGCCTTTGGCGCCGGCAAAACCCTAGCTCTCTGTGCTAAGTCTCTAAAGCTGTCTTTGGACCACAAGGGTAACTTCGGCTATATCTGTCGAAAGGTTAGAGCTACCATAGGGCTATCAACTCTCAAGACATTTCTGGAGTTAGTATGTCCTAAAGAACTTATAGCATCCTACAATAAATCAGATGGGCTAATTACACTGACTAATGGCTCTCAAATCCTCTTTGGTGGGCTGGATGACCCATTAAAACTCGGTTCCCTTGGTGCTGGTGGTATTGGCTTCGTAGGCATTGATGAGGCGATAGAAACTACAGAGGATGACTGGCAGATGCTAGAGGGCAGGTTAAGATTACCTGGCTTTCCTCACCAGATATTTGCAGCGACTAATCCTGGTCCGCCGACACATTATCTTTATCGCATGTTCTTTCGTGAGCATAAGGGGGATGTATTCCAAGCCTCCAGTTATGACAATCCGTTATTACCGGAGGACTATAAGCAGCGTCTAGCTGAGTTTGAGGGAGTCTATAAAGATAGGTATGTTCTCGGACTATGGAAAGGGCTGGAAGGCTTAGTCTACAGTGCCTTTGATGATAAGATATGCTTGATTCCAAGGTTTGATGTTGATAAAAGCTGGCCTATATATTCAGGGCACGACTTCGGGAGGGTAAATGCAGCGGGATTATTCTTTGCAGGTAGCCCCGCAACTGGTGATTTCTTTGGTTTTCAAGAGTATTGGCCAGGGTCGGAGATGAGTATTCACGACCATGTGCAGGCTTTCAAGACAATTACTGAAGGACGGAATGTATTGAAGCGGGTAGGTGGTAATCATCAGGAGACAGGGGAGAGACAAGCATATACCTCTGAGGGATGGCCGGTTAGTGAACCTAAACACAGTTTAGACAAAGCGTTACAGATTAAACTGGTTCAGGGCATGCACCGGCTTAACAAAGTATATATCTTTAATGACCTCAGCAATTATGTAAGGGAGAAATTTAGTTTTGTCTTTAAGGGGGAGAAAATAGATCAAGAGGCTAAATTCCATTTAATGGCTTGCCTTATTGCTGGAACAATGATAAAAACAATTACTGGGGAGAAGCCAATTGAAAGTGTTAAGGTTGGAGATTTAGTTGCTATGAGGCAAGGATATCAGCCAGTGGTTGCTAGCGGACTGACACAAAGCAATGCTGAAGTATTTGAGGCTTCATTTTCAGATGGCTCTAAGCTGGTAGGAACTGCTGACCATCCTGTCTTTGTTAAGGGTAAAGGTTGGGTTCCATTGACTTGTCTGCGATACAATGATAGAATGGACGTATGGAAAGAGAAACAGTTATCTACAAGGGAACTAAGTATCACAGATACCCGCAAGCCAAACGGCGCACCGACAGAATGTATTTCAGGTCAGCAAAGGGACTTCTCCACCGAGTTATGTGGGAAGATGCCTATGGGAAAATACCTACTGGGCATACTATCCACCATAAGGACGATGACTCATCTCATAACGAACTCTCTAACTTTGAATGTAAGGGCAATGGCTTACATATGTCAGAGCATATGGGGGGGCACGTCTATGACCTTGAGCACCTTGCCAGAATTCGTCCTCTCGCCAGAGTTGGGCATAGATTGTGGGCGAGGACAGATGAAGGGCGAGCTAATCTCGCCAAGAGATTATGGGGAAATAGGCTGCCAGTTCTCAAAGTCTGCCTCCATTGTAGCCAGGAATACTCAACTATTGAGCCATCGCACAGCAAGTTCTGTTCGGGAAGATGTAAAGCCGCAAACCGCCGTGAGATGCTTAGGCGTAAGCCCTAGAGGTCAGGCATCTGTCTATAATCTCTCTGTTCAAGATGTCCCTGAATATTATGCGAATGGTATTCTAGTTCATAACTGTGAAAGGTCTATCTTGAGCGACTTCACACCCGAGACAGTAGTGGATAATCCCGGCTATCGCACAACTACCCCAAGAAGGGTATTAGTTAGGAGGTAGATAATGAAAGTTCTTGATTGGAGAAATAGGGGTATTGTAGTAGACGATGGTAGAATTACAAGGGTTGAAAACTGGCATACATCAGACCCAACATATGGGGTTTTTACTGACAATGGGTATTTATACCTCATAACTAAAGAAGAGATTGAGGAATTACATAAAGCCAGCACGTAAGGAGGTAATATGGTAAAAACATTAGAGGATGTCAAACGAGTCGCGGAGATTGCTGACCGGCTACGGGAATTGGGTATTCCTGAAAAAACTTGTACTGCTATTGATAGATGGAATAAAAGGCAGGAAGAGAAGCTAAAGGAGTTTGGTTTATGATGACAAAGAAAGGTTACACGCCGATTGACCTAAAGGAACTCAACAAAGCTGCTAGTTTATTCCACAAGATGATAATGGACTCACTGGCTAGGAGGTAACATGACAGTGGAGAAAAAGTTATTACTAATAATTGCCTATCAACTTTCAGGTCGAAATAGAAGGGGTTGTCCATCCTGTAAACTTATACTCGGACACGATAATGACTGTGAGTTAGGTAAAATGGAGGATTGGGTGCAAGGTGAATTGATGAAACTTTGGAAGGAGGTAGGATGAAAGCAGACAATATGGAACAAGGAACTATAGAAATAGGACCTCCAGGGACAGCAGAAGAGAAGTTAAAGGAACTGTACGAGAGTCCTACAAGTGAGCCAGTATTGGATAAGAAAGGGAGAGTGATTGGGGCTAGGTCTTTAAATAGTTATGTATCTCTATCCCCATATGACATAGACCTGATAGCTAATCTAGTAGTAGAGAGGTTAAGGGAGATGACTAGATGAAACACCCTTTTTATGAAAATAAGGCGTGGATGCTGACGTTCAAGATACTAGCGGTAATTGTTGTTATTAGTTGTGTTGTATTTTTCTGGGCCATATTTGATGCTTTAGGCAAGTTACACTAAGAAAGGCACATAGACATTAATGAGAAGCCCTAGAATCAATGAGAGGGGGGATTAAACAGTGAGTCATGGGCATAGTCCTAATGTCTTTAAAAGGGTGGTTAAAAAGAGGGCACGTCTTCAAGCTAGGCTAATAGACAGGAATATGGGGAGTAGAAGAAGGGGGAGAAAACAATGATACTACTTAATGAAGAAGAGATAAGAATGGCTTACGGGTCAGTGTTGTGGCATGAAGGAGACCCCAAAGCAGTAGCCAAAGCCCAGTTAAAGAAGGTGGTGGATAAAATAGAGGAAGTCTCCAAGTGCAGACGGACAACCTCTAAGCATCGTGTAAATTATATTACTCTTTCGAGGAAGATGTGGCAAGCCATATTAGAGGAGATAAAATGAAAGCTAATTACATAGATGTATTATTCTGTATAGCGATTGTAGTGATAGCTTGGATGTGGATGTTATGACAAAGCAAGAAGAGGTAAGGGAAGGACTTTGGCAGATACTTCGTAAAGAAGGGCATCATGTTATGGAAGCAGACAGAGCATTAGATGAGATGATGCAGTATCTCCACTCTCAAGGTGTAGTTCTCAAGGTAGCTAGGGAATTGCCTGAAATAACCAAGCAAGAAGTTGGCGAATTTCTAAAGGTGGAGCTAGGTTATAGTGATATAGCAATCGGTTTAATGCGTGATGATATTGCCGAATATATCAGGAAGCGGGTCTTAAAGATAGTGGCTAGCTATGTAGCAGTAGAGAGTTTAATATGAAGCCAATGATAACGAAGCTACGGCAGTTCCGGCACCGGCAGACTACGCCGTTATGTCTACATTGTCTTGAGAAATACTCTACTGGTTGGACCTCGCATGGTGTTTTGGGCTGTGTGATGTGCCAGTATAAAGTCGATATGGCGATTGAAGCGAATTTTGAAGTGGTGAAGAAATGAAGAGACAACGAAATACATTCCTGACACCGCTTGTCGTGGAGGTAATGCCAAGTGGCAAGACGTTCAAGCTGGCTACTGGTTTTACCTACAAGGGGAAACGAGACTCAGCTCCCATATTAGTTCCGCCTGGGTTCATTACAGATTTTGCTTCTATCCCCCGGGGTGCTAGGTTGATTATACCCAAGCTCGGGAAGTACACAAAGGCCAGCGTTCTTCACGACTTCATTTATCAGAAGCACACAATTCATGTGAGCGCGAACGAGATGGTATATTTTACTCGCTCGATGGCTGACCTCGTTTTCCTTGACGCTATGGCTGACCTTGGAGTGGCAAAGTGGAAGCGCTATGTAATGTATTGGGCTGTCCGATTTGGGGGGTGGATAGCTTGGAAGAGAAGGTAACATGAAGTGGTTTCTAAAACAGGTAGTCGTAATGATACTGGTAATATTAGGCGGTTGTGCTGTGGTCTGGTATGCCAACTTTATGTTCCCATGTTTAGGAGGTTTTAATGGCTGAAGTAGACTATAGAGCACTAGCAACTAAGAAGTATGGGGAGTGGGGATTACTATTTGAGAGGATGCGGACTGATGCAGATTTCTTCAACATGATCAGTCTAACCGATAAGTTACTGGATGCTGATGACAAAGAGATACCCAATAGTGTTCATGTTCTCCTTAATGATATAGCTACCTTCGCATGGGAAGTGGAAACAGAACTCAACTCAGCCATTGAACAGGTAGAAGTAACATCGGAAGATAAGAGGTTCGATACTGCTTATGTTGAACGCTTTATCGGGGTAGGATTTACAGAAGCGGATAAAGTATTATCTTCCAAAGGCATGTTTCCCTTTGACCCATTTATTGACCAGCAGACATTCAGGAGAGGTAGGGCATCCAGTTATTGTTACTTCACTATTAAGGATGGCGTGCTTATCACTGATATAACACCATGGGATACCAGGTTTGTTGTCCCTGAAAACGATAATAAGGGGCTATATTACTTAGCAGGCAAGTTTTATCGGTCTGAAAGTAAAGTTCTTGCAGAGCACCCTGAAGCGTTGGGGAATACATCATCTGGTACGAATAATGAGATACTCCGTATTTTATCAAGGGATACTGACCAGATATGGATTGGTGCAAACTTAGTACGTGGAAATGCAATCGGTGGGAAATTACTTAAAGAGTTGCCTAATAAGTTAGGTTATGTGCCAGCAGTCTATCGCATGGTGCCAATGGGTTCAATGCTTCAGGATGAGAATACTATCCAATATCAGGGTGAGTCGGGAATATTTTTAATCCGTTTACTATTTAAGGAACTTGAGAGGATAGCATCTATTATTCAAAGTCTCAGCCTTAAAGTGGTAGACCAAGCATTGCAAAAGAAAATCCCGCCAGAGCATATGAGACCTAACTCAGACCCTGGTGAATCAGTTGATGAACTTAATGCTCCAGGGGTGGTAAACGAAATGCCTATTGGTGGTGGGTATGAGCTTATGCCATTAGGGCAACTTCAAGCAGCATTTGACCGATTGTATCAGATGATTCAAGAAAGGATGCAAAGGGGCACAAGCCAAATATACCGTAATATAGCAAATCCACCAACCGCTACTCAGATTATGATGGAAGCCCAAGAGCAAGGTAATATCGTTTTACCGAGACTAAACACGCGGGGGCTTTTGAAGCAAGACCTGGCTTATATGTTTATTAAGCAGACTATTGACGCTTGTGAGAAGGCAAAGATAACAGAGTTCAAACTAGGAAATCAGGTATTTGATGTATCAAAACTCAAAGGTGAATATGAGATTGAGTTTAAGTATCACTTCAATGACCCTAGAATGGACGCAGCCCGTCAGTCATTAGCTACGGCACAAAGGGGTTTAGTACCCGATAGAGATATCAGGATAAACACTTTACGAAGAGAAGATTGGCAGGGTGATGAACGACAGTTAAGGTGGGAGGAAGATGAGAGAATATCACCTTTAGTTAAGTTAGACAGGAATATCAGGGCATTATTGGAAGATGCCAAACGTGGGGAACCAGGTGCTGAAAGCCAAGCCAAGATGCTTATAATTCAAATGATACCCGCATTGAAACAGGCTATGGAAGGATTATTAACACCCAACAGACCTGAAGAATTAAAGCCGGCGCAACCAATAATTCCGTTATTAAGTGAACGTGCTCAGAGTCAAGGAGGACAACAAGTATGATACTACTAACTGAGGAAGAGATAAAAAATATATTTCGTGGCAAATGCCTGAGTAGCGATTGTTCCGATTGCACGCATGGATGTAAATTCGTAGCTGAGGCCCAGTTAAAGAAGGTGGTGGAATGGTTAAGGTCTACGGGTATGGATAAAAAGTTTAGTGGGTTAGATTGGCAATCCCTATTAGAGGAGATAAAAGATGCCACACAAGTCAGGTAAAGGTGATTACAAGTCTACCAAGAAACACCCGAAGAAGAAATGACTAAGCAAGTAGAGATAACACCAGAAGCCTATGCTGAGAAGCCATATCCTTGCCCTCACAAGCAAGGTATAACCTGTCATAAGGCAGTATGTACTAATTGTGATTATAAACCAGGGGAAATGGAGAGGCAAGAGATGTTAATTCGTAGAGAAGAGATAAGCGGAGGTCAAGATGCCAGACAATGAGTTACCTGTAAAAGATGGCAAATTCACAGTCAAGGATTACGACCGCATAATAAACGATATAATAGATGAATATTTTGATCAGCATAATATAAACTACGACCTGAAGGAACTGATTAAGGTAGATATGCTTGGTAGTCCTGAAGAGCAATTACCACAGACGGGGTTTGAAGGAGGTTAAGTAATGGATGATAATGGACACAAAGAAAACAGTTTTGTTAAAGATTTTGACAAATGTCCCGGATGCAGTAGTACAGAGATGTTCTTCAAGGGCATACTGGATGAAGTGAAAGCTAGGGGATTGATAGATGAAAAGGTAACTTGCTTTGACTTCCAGATGCAACAGGGGATAACTTTACCAGAGCAAAAAATAGCTCAGTTACCTTTTGGTTCTGAGATTCCATCTTTTGTCAGAGCATGGGATATTTGCTGTGGCTGTGGGATGATAGTTTCCACCCATCTTGAGATAGGTAAGGTGAGGAAGTCTCTTGAACTTCCTCAACCAAACAGGGCAGAAAGACGGCGGATAGGCAATATGAAAAATCCCTTATTGAGCTAGAGGAGAAAGACAATGAATCATAGACCTAAAGGATGGAAGAATCCTCATGGAACACCAGAACAAAGAGCAGATGACTCTCCAAAGGGTTTAATAGGAGAGGACAAGTATTGCTATGACGCTTTTGAAGCTGGAGCAGATGCTATGCTTGAGGGATTAAAGAAGGAGGGGGAGTATAGAAAAGCCTATGATTTATTTAATGACATACCTCATAAAGCAGGGACATATATCTTTATCCCAGAGGAGTCCTAAATGCCATTACCCAGGATACCAACATTTGATGAATTATTAAAGAGGGTTAAGGAGCCGAAAGTTCCAGAGGTAGAGGAACTTAAAGTGGAGGTTGCCCCAGAATTTAGGAACCTACCTCCGGGTTGGTCTGTAAGGCAAACTCCCTTTGGTGACTCCCTTGTTTCTCCAAGAGGCTTAACCTTCAGCGACATTAAACTTGAAGGTGGGAAGATAACCGACTTCCAAGTCTTTCGCGGTGATAGGCCCGTTAGACTGCCACAACCTATAGCGCCCGTAGAACCACCGCCTGAACCACCCGTTGAACCTGAGTTTAAGGGTATAGCGCCATTACCGTCATTACGACCATTCGCTCCCCGAGTCGAGCCTTCTCTCAAACAAAGAGAACCTGAACTTAATGAAAGTGAGGCAATTCGGGCTAAGATAGCAGACCCCAACTTTACCGGGGATAGAATTGAACTCGGACTCCGGCTGATAGATTTAGAAACAAAGCGGGCTGGACAGACCGAAATCAGCCCCATACAGAAGCAATTAAGGTCGGAAGAGGGCATATCATCGCAGGAATTTGAGTCCTTGGCGGGTATGACATTACAGGAATACAGTGTCGCTCTTCTTGAGGGGCGAGTAGAACGAATTTCACAACCTGGGGAAAGGCTTGAGGGTTTTGAGACGCCTGAAGGTGAACGGCGTGTAAGGATAGAAGACGCTGGTAAGGGTTTGTCTCTCTTTGAAAAGATATTCAGGTTTCAGACCGGGGATTTACCAGTAGAAGCATTACCAGAACCAGTTAGGACTTTGGGTAAGGTTGGTAAGGGGGCTATAGCAGCAGCAGGAGCACCATTGTTTACAGTTGCTGGCGTTCCCGTATCTGCTGGAGATATAGTCGCACTCGCTTTATTAGGTTACGGTGTTTATGCGGGGGTTAGGTCTCTTATTCCACTCTTTAATAAAGTTAAAGATAAAGCCTTACAAACTGCACTCAATACTGGGCTTGATAGGTGGATAGCTAGAATGTCAAGGGGTATCCCCCCGCAGCACTTTAAGGATGCTCAGAATAGTTTGTATAATGTGATTGCAAGAGACAGGATATGGTTACAACAGAAAGCCACCGAAAATATGTTGCGGAATATGGGACGTGGTATTAACCAACCCCAAGCCGCTAACCAGGCAGTTCAGGATACTATAAGGGATTTTGAAACTAGATTTGGTGGTTTAATCCCCCGGGCAACACAGACTGGCGCTTTAGCTCAAGGTGGATTAGCAGCAGGGGAAGGACCTACTATTCAATCAGTAGTTGCCAAGATAGCAGCTAATCAACCTCTTACTGCTGCGGAGAGACAGTTTTATGCTTCTGAGTCTCAGGCAGTAGAACAGGCACTACAAGCACAAGTTCCAACGGAAGTAACACCTGAACCCACTGCCGTACCCCCTGCCGTACCCCCTACAGTTCCTCCTACTGCGGTAACACCTGAAGTACCTGTTGTGAGTGAGGTTGGTGCTACTAGAAGCTTAAAGACAATCAACGCAGATATAGAAAAGATACAAGATACTATTAAGTTTTTCCAAAAGGGTAGACCATCTGAAAGTGACCGTAGGCAGATTGTTGAACTTCGTAAGGAATTAGAAGCATTATTCACAAAGGCTAAAGCTATTACTACACCTCCAACACCCACAGTTACTAAAGCACCCTTGACCGGAGCTCTTGTAGCAGAGGGTGAATCTTTAATTGCCCAAGCAGAAGCCTTAGCCCCTACTAACGCTTCTGTAATTAAGTTCAGGGAGTTGGTTAATCAGGCAAAAGAGGCAACTACTCCAGAGGCTCAAAGGCAGGCTCTAATTCAGATGGAAGCACTTGAAGATGAGATAAAGGCTTTAGTTCCTAAAGTACCTGCTGTTCCTGAAGCTAAGGTTGGGTTTCAGGTTGATGTGACGGATGTAGCAAAGGGATACGAGCCATCTTTGGTTAAAGTGGGGGATAGTGTTCGCCTGGTCGGTGAAAAGGTTGATGTAGGATTCCCTCACAAAGTTTTAGATACACGTATTGTTCCTGACATTACTGAGCCCCAACTGCTACTCACTACTAAGAGTGGGAATAGATGGGTTACTGGGCCCTTTGCTGAATTGTCAAAAGCGGTAACGAAGCCCCCTACAGTTACTAAACCTCCAGTAGAAGTAGCCCCAGAAGCCCCACAAGCCATAACAAAGCCTGTTACTGAGGAAGTAGTACCTGCGGAACCTACAAGGGCTGAGATAGCTAAACTAGCCGAACAGGTTAAGGCTAAACTTCCAGCAGAACCTCCCAAACCTAAGTCTCCTGTTGAGAGGCGGACTGAGATACAAAGTCTATTAAAAGAGCCAGCCAAGAACCTACCAAAAGGCACGACTAAGATAGAATTAAGAAAAGAGTTAGCTCAGATAAACAAGGCTCTTATTCCACAGGAAAAGAAACTTAGAAGTCAGATAATGGCTACTGTTAAGGGGAAGTCTTTGGGTACCACACAGTCCCGGAACATATTCAGGGAGGTTGGTGGTTCAAGATATCTCACTAATTTGGAGTTCACCCAGTTGGAGAAGGTCCTAAAGGCAGTCCAGAGAGCTAGACCGATTAGAATTAAAGGGAAGTTAGTCATTACTCCAAAGAATGAGGCTTTGATTCAGTCGGCAAAGAAGGATTTAATTGACCAGGGTATTCTTACTGAGGCAACCTACAAAGATATCTTAGAGTCATTAAAGTTATCCACGGATAAATATGTAGATTCCCAGAACTTTATAACTAATTCACAGGGTGGTGATATTATCCGTAATATGAGGAATATAGCGATCCTCAATCCTCTTGGTGAGTTGAAGTTCGGGAAGCCGACAGCCGTCAAATTTTTAACATCTCAGGTTTATTATGCACAAGTATTGGGATTGAAGCCATTAACTAATCCACTTGAGTTGGCAAAGGTGGACTTTGACCTTGCCTATCGTGCTATGTCCAATGCTGTTGATGCAAAGTTGAGGGAAGTTAATAAGGCTTGGGGTGTAAGTTCTAAGGAAATAATAGAGAGTAAAGCAAAGAATATCCCGACAAAAGGCAGTTCTGCTTTAAGGGATTTACTGGATAAAACGGAAGAACCTCCGGCAGGTTTAACACCCAAGCAAGAGGAATTATTTACCTGGTTTAGGAACCTGAACCGCAGCATCATAAATGGAGAAAACGAAGTTCGCAGGGCTATGGGTGTTGAGGAAATATCTTACAGACAAGCCTATGTTCGTCATGTTCCCGATGAAATGGCGAGGAATATTATAGAAGGTACTCACCCTATACCTCCGAGTCTCCAATACTGGGCTAAGAAGTTAGTCAGTAAAAAGGTATTTAACCCGATGGAATTACACCGCCAACTGTCTGACGATTTAGCTAAATTATATTCTAAGGATTTGGCTTTTGCCACAAAGAATATGGTTTATACTGGGTTAAAGGAGATACATCTAGCCCAACCATTACGAGCTTTTACTGAACGAATGGGGGCTTTAACCGATATTATGCCAGCCTCAACTAGAAAGTGGGTTACGGACTATATCAATCAGGTTATCAAAGGACAGCAAACAGAGTGGGATGAGAGTATAAATGCCATAGTTACAGAAAGTGGAATCGGTGGGGTAATTGATACGTTTCTGAAACCATTTAATCGGACTTTAGGGCAACGCCCTGTTACACGGTTGGCACAGACTATTGGTAATATGACTATTTATTCTGTGTTAGGATTACCTCGACCTCGCCTTATCCGGCTGATGATTAGAAATGTGTTTCAGAGAACACAGGAACTAGCGTTACACGGTGTTGTCCCGACACTAAAAAGTTTTCTGCCAGACCCAAAGGCACTTAAAGAATTAAAGAGTAAAAGCCGGTATCTAAAGAGCTATACAGGTATTGAAGAATGGCCTACGGATTTACTGGGGAAACTTGGTAAAATCCCACTCGCTCCTTATCAGTTCACCGCAACACTAAATGCCGATAGGGGAATGAGCACTGCTTACCATGATTATGGTAAATTCATCACCGATAAGAAATACAAAGATATGGTTGGAAGAACTGGCAAACGATGGGCTTCTGAAAAGCGTACTTATACAGAAGAAAAGGGGTTTCTCTATCCTGAAGAACAGAAAATACTATTAGAGGAAATGGAACTCGCAACAAGGGCTACTCAGTATCAATATATCGGTATGGGTATGCCCGAAATTTTTAGACATAAGACTCTCATCCCTTTTACAAGGCTACAGAGTTGGTGGATGAATCACTTTACAATGTTTCACAGAGAGGCATTCCACCGTTTCGCTTATGGGGAGACAATGAGTGGCTATCCACTCCCTTGGTCAAGTAGGGTTAATTGGCTAAAATACCTGCTTTTAGGTGGGGCTATCCTAACAAGCATGGGATATACTGCATCATATCTAATAAAAGTATTACCCCATAATGAATCACCCTTTGCTCAATTTGCTATTGGTCTTTTTAAGTATGTGAGTGCGACTAGCGATTGGACGAGAGCACAAGCTAAATGGGATATGCAATCCTCATGGAAAGCGATGGTTCCTGGTGCAATGGCTGCTGATGAAATACAAAAACTATGGACTGGGGAGATGCCAATATGGCAAGCCTTATTCTACGGCAGAGAGGAAGAAGGACCGCCGCTCCATATTCCAGATTACGGCTTCCCTATAGAGGAATCAGGACTCAAAAAGGCAGAAACAGCCATAACTGAATCCATCTCTAAGCTTGGTCAACAGGATGATGTGAGTCGTGAGGAGGCTATAGCAATAGCAACGGAAGCAGGAGCATCGAAGGCTAAATTAAAGGAGATTAACGCCAAGGATTGGACTTATGATATTACTTCACTACGGAGAGACATTGGGGATGCCACTAGAAACTTAGATGAAGACGATATAGCGGAGTTAGAACCTATTGCCGGTAATTATGTGGAGTTCAAAGCACAAGACAAAGCATACGAACTACTGGGTGATAAAGAGCAAGAGCAATATATCGAGGATAACCCTGAATATATGACTAACAGGTTGTTCTGGGGAGAACTAACTACTATCTCTGACTTAAAAACTGCCGAGGCTCTAGTAGTGCAAGCCCAGAAGTATAATATCCCCCTTAATATGATACCCGCATTCCAACTTACAGATAAAGGCAATGAACGAATCCCGTCCAATCGTAATCTATGGAGGACATACTTTGATTATTATGACTTACCAGGTACTTCTTACCTCAATATGACACAAGCTCAGGTAGATGCAGGTCAACTCCCAGAGAAATATCGTAGCGAATGGGAAGCCTATCAGAAACTCAAGACAGATACAGCTAAAGGGTTTTATAGGAAAGCTCACAGGGAAGCAGCGTATTCAAAGTGGAGAGTGGACTTCAGAAGGGCTAATGCTGAGTTTGACCAGTGGCTCGTAGACCAGGAGTATAACAAACCATTACCAAAGAAAGCTATTAGCAGGACTGCTAGGGGTAGGATTACTCTACCGGGTGTATTCAGTAGCGCAGGTGGTAGAGCAAGGCCGCGCAGAACTAGAGTATCCTTTCCCAAGTTCAAGAGACCACGAATATCAAGGGGAATAAGTATTAGAGCCCCGAGTGCGCCAGGAGTATGATGAATAAAGATTTTGATTTATTCCAGAAAGAGTATAAGAAGTGGCAACGGAGGTTTGGGCTTACTGGCTACACTGTGTACTTCAAGTATGAACCAATAGGGACACGGTTTGCACAAATTGGTGTTGATTTTGACCAACAAGTCGCAACGGTCAGCCTTAATAGTGAACTTCCTAAAGATAATGAACCTTTCAAGGATATTAAATTAGCTGCCAAGCATGAAGCAATCCATTTATTACTAGGGCAGTTAGAATTTATAGGAAAATGCCGATATGTACAACCTGAAGAATTTACCGTAGCTACTGAAAATCTAACTAATAAGCTAGAGGAATTGATTAAGGATTGAAGAAATGCCGCAGGCGTTTGATAATTGCCAGAAAGCCGGGGGAAGAATACGAACAATAACCCTTAAAGGTGATAGGTATATGAGAATTTGCTACCTTGATGGAAAATCTCATGCGAGTGAAGTGAAGGAATCTAAGGGTAAGAAATGAAGCAAGAAGTCCTATTACTTATTCAGGAAGAGTGCGAGAAGATAGAGATGGACCCGGGCTTCGGGAATGTTACTATATCTATTGTGAATGGGCGGGTTAAAACTGTTAAACCATCTCCTACAATAGATGTGGATAAAGACTTGCTTGACAGGAATGGCAAAAAGATATAAAGTAAATTTGAGTACATTAACATATCTTATTAGTGTCGGAATAGGTAGAAGGCAAGGTTCGATTCCGATGTGACGGGAAAGCTAGAGAGTAATCTCTGGATGGGCTAAAACCCTTAACCCGCCAAAGTGACTGGATGGTCGGCACGCTACTTAATCCCTAGCTAGTAAGATATGATTTAACAATAGAATAGAAATACCCTAGAAGGAAAACTTAGAAGGGTTGGACTTAATTGTCTAGCCCTTTTTTGTTATTAAAAAACAGGAGGAAAAATCAAATGCCGGACGAAATCGCTGTAGCTGAGAAGAACTCTGCTCAGGCAACTGACCAGGCTTTAGTCAGTGAAAAGGAGAGTACTTCAAAACCCCAGACTTACACCGAAGCCACACAAAAGAAGGCTATCTCAGATGCCCTAGCCGAACAAGGGAGGAAGCACAAGGAAGCGCTTGAGCCTATTGCCAAAGAGCGTGACACCTTTAAGTCTCAGGCAGAGCAGGCTACTAAAGACGCTAAGGATGCTATAGATGCCCACGAAGCAACGAAAGGACGCATTGCTGACCTTGAAGCCGACCTGGAACAGGCTATTGGTGAAGACGCCGACCTTCTTGACATTAAGAAACTCAAGACAGACCTGAGGGCCGAGAGGGACAAGTCCAGGCAGGAAGCTAGGGACGAAAGAGGCGCCATCGCCGAACTAAAGAAAACCGCTGAAGCCGAAAGGTTAGAGTGGGCTGGAACGGTAGCTGAGGCGCAGGCTTTCAAGTTGGATGGAGAATTGGCCAGAGTTGTTGACGAATACGAGGGAGATGTAACTACCAACTTCACCAAGCTCAAGGCAGCCTGTGATAAAGCCGGCATCAAGACTAAAGAAGGGGCCGAAGCTATAGCTGAGACTTTCCTGGTAAAGAAGGCTGAAGAGCCTGACGTACTTAATGACTCCGGTGCAAACAGTGGGGGAAAGGATTTTTTAAGTAATTTACCTATGAAAGAACGAATGGAAGAACTAAACAAACGGGTACTAGCAAAACAGAAAGTTTAACAAGGGAGGATTTTTACCATGGCCGTAACTTTAGTAGACCATGCAAACCAATCAGCCAATCAAGGTAAGGAAGTTCAGGCAGAAATAGCCTACTGGTTTCTTGAGGAATCTAATTTGGCTCAAATACTGCCATTGGCAAGTAACCTTCAGTTAGCACTACAGATAACTAACATGGAGACTTTGCCCACGGTTGGCACCAGGAAAGTAAATGCGTCATTCGGTGAATCTACCGGCACGTTTGCACAGAAAATCGAAGGTAAATACATCTTCGGGCACGAGATAGATGTGGATACCGTCCTGGTAAAAGCTGACCCAACGGAAAGGCAGACACAAAGGCAGATGTCAGCTCATGCTATGGCATTTAAGTTCAACGATATGTATATCAACGGAGACCCGGCAAGTGACGAGTTTAAGGGGTTGTCAATGCGTGTGGATGACGTCAATTCCGATGGTTTCACCGACCAGTACATTGATGCCGGCAGTGCCACTCCGAACAGGGGAATGCTCTACGACACCACAGACCGTCAATTCTTCATGGACAATATCTCCAAACTCATAGATGTTACTGTGGGACATAGATCAAGCGCCCTGTTTATGAACTCAAAGATGTACCTGGCCTTTGAAGCCTGTTTTAGGCGGGAGAATGTGTTGAGGCAGGACAAGGATATGTTTGGCCGGATAATCAACATATATCAGGATACTCCCCTGCTTAGAATAGGAGTCAAGGTTGACCAGACAACGGAGGTCATCACCAATAGCGAGGACCTTAGTGGTGGAAGTGACGAGACAAGTATCTACTCTGCCAGGTTTGGAGAGAAGATGTATCTGTGGGGAATACAGCAAGAACCGATGACCGTAAACGACTTGGGTGAGGTTTCTGATGCCCCGGTATTCAGGGACAGGGTGCAGTGGGTTGTGGGGCTCGCCGTTGCTAATCCAAGGGCAATAGCAAGGGCTTACGGTTTCGTTGCCACTAATCAGGCAAGCTAAGTTAATAAAGTAATTACAGGAGGCAAATAAATGTTTGATGCGGATTTGATTTTACTGGATGGGACAATAGCTCTTACGGATGCCCTTGATACTCCTCCCATCTCTGTTACAAGGGATGCTGCTACGGGGGCTGCTGTGATTGACCTGGGGGCTGGTGGAACGCCGGAGACTGGATTAACTGCCGTTCTATTACTCCCGACTAACGCTACTGGTGGCGACACAGTGACAGCTTACATAGAGGCTGCTGACCATGTGGATATGACCGGAACTGCGGCTGATGTTTTAAGACTCGGTTCATTTGGTGTAGCCAGTGCTGCCCAAGGGGTTATTCTTGGTTCTGAGACACCTGCTGTAGCCTTGGTGAAGTTTGCTACGAGAAAACGCTATGTCAGGTTAAACCTTACTGTGGGTGCCGGTGACTTGGGGGTTTCTACCGCCAAGTGTTTCCTCACTCCGTATGCGTTCCCGGTGCTGTAAAGGAGGTTAGCGATGGCGATTAGTGAGGTAATAAGAGAGCTAGGATTTATAACGTATGTCGAGACAAATGGCAGAAGAACTCGCTATGCGGTGGCAGATGGCCTGAGAGTAGAGGATATACCAACAGGGCTTACTTATACTCAGGTTGGGGCTATCACTACTCTTTCTAACCTTGTAGTTGTCCTTATAAGGACTCTTATAGATAGGGGCGTGTTAGACGAGCAATTTCTTGAAGATGGTGAATATGACTTACCTGCCATTGTCCAGACCATCGAGGATATGGGCGGAGACTATATCAATCCTGATTTGACTGTTAGTTGAATAATTTTCTAGGAGGTACGTTGCCTATGGGGAATGGTTAGTTTGGACTTTTTGTGGAGTTCAAAGAGTCGAACTATGAAAGGTCTGGATAGCTCCAAGCCGTAAGGCTTATCCATTCAACAAAAATAAGATAAAAGGAGACAAAATACAATGGGTATGCAATTTTTAGCAAAAGCAATTCAGCGCTTCAATGGTGGGAGTGATGAGGTTGGTCAGAGCTTAGACGCGCAAAAGAATCTGTTGGTAGCTCAGGGTAACCCTGGCTACGCTGAAACCAGGCGCCGGAATGATGGCTGGACTGTCATCCTTGCTACGGCATCGGAAGCTTTAGTCGTACCAGCGACCACGCTCGCTCACCTGGAAATGCATAACAATGGTTCAAGACTGGCTATAGTAAGCGACCTGCACCTGTGGCGCTTGCTTGGCACCGCTGTCGGTGTGGGTGATTGCCTGTGGGCCATGGTTACCACCAAAGCAATTCCTACCCTTGGCGCCCTGGTTCTGTACAGCATGAGTGGGAAGGCTTCCGTCACCCCAACCGTAACCAGCGAAATGGTCACTGGTATTGATACTACAGTGGTTGCTGATGGCTGGATGCCTTACGGTGTGGGTACTGGTTACTTGGCTGCCGCCACTCCAGGGGCTGGTGTTAACATTCCGATAGATGGCAAACTGATAATCCCACCGGGATGTTCACTGTGTCTCGCGATAGGTTCTTCCGTGAACACCGCTTCTGCCTTCCACTGCGGCGTGACCTTCGATTGGGTGAACGCAACTGTGGAGTCCTAAAACATAGGTAGCAATACCTAAAGCGAATAGAGTGATAGTGGGTGGGGGTGAAACTCCCCCACCTGCAAATAGGGGTAATTATAAATGCAATATCAATTCAAGTGCGAAAAGCATGGCGAAAATCCAATACACTTTGAGGTTAGCCAGCCGATGTTTTCCGAACATAAAGCTGACTGTCCTCAATGTGGTGAAGCAGCACAGCGTATCTACTCAAGTCTTGAATGGGTATGGGCAGGTGAAGCATATAGACCTGACGGTAGCAGGAGAGAGCATGATGATTACGCTCCAGTGATGCGAGGATAAGATGGAAAAGAAAAAAACTCCAAAAAAGACTCGTAAAACACTAAGCCATGAAGCTAAACTGCTCAAGGAAGTAAAGCTGACTAATAAACTACTCTTGGAGATAAGAGATATTTTAGATAAGACTTGGCGGCAAATAAGCCCAGGGAGGTAACTAATGGTAGATAAAGGCCGTGATTTAGACATCGGAATACCTACAACCAGGAATTTAACACGACCTGTTGAAGTTCAGAACTTTGCAGGTGTCATAACATCGGTGGATAATGTGGCATCAACAGTGGCATCAAAAGTGGATGAGACAAATCTGGAACTAAAGAAGATTAAGACAGGGATTAGTCTTGATATCGAAGTAGACTTAGATGAGCTTTTAAGTTAATGCCATCTAATCAGTAATCTAAAAGGTATATGTTATGGGTAAAACGTATTCGGAAATAATTGACGACTGTGAGACCCTCTTACAGGATGCCGGAGTGGACCCTTCACCTCCATCAGCTAACTCAGTCTTTGCCACTGCTGAACTAGACTCTTTAATGCCCTCTGCTTTGTCCAGAATTTCTCAGTTCAAGCCCTGGCAGATTAAAACAACCAAATCAACTGTCGCTGATACCAGAGATATTACTTTAACAACAGGTGATAAGTGGAGACTTCTAGGTATTTTGAAGCTGGAATATCTGACAGCTCAAGACCCTCCTGTATATCGCAATTATACTCGGTTCGGTGATGTAATAAGTATTAAGATTGATATCCGCCCTCCAGCGGTAGCCGATATTTACTTCTTTTGGAATAAGGTCCATCTATTACAGAAAGTATTAACCACTGCTGATACTGGAGGAACTCTTGAGGTGGCGACTGCGGTTGGGGATGTTACCATTGACGTTGAGGCTCTAGGGACTCTGACTATTGAGGAGATGACTACAGTAGCTATTACAGGAGACTCTACAGTCTACTATGTGACCGCTTTGGCAACCATCGCTACTAACAAGGCAACCTTGAGTATATGGCCACCCATAACTCAAGTTAATGCTCTTGGTGCAGTAGTAACTCTTTCCTTAACAGGTTCTACCTTAGATATTCCATTAGAGGATTATCTGGCAAGGTGGTTAGCAGCTAAGGCGTGTATCTCTAAAGCTACAAAGTCTTATGCTCAGGTTAATACAGCGATAGCTACGATAGCTCTAGGGGTTACGGCTATTGCTGCTGTGGCTGCCCGTATTACACAAGGGATAGCTGATATAGCTTCGGGAAGAGTTGAGTCTGCTAAAATCTCGGCTATACTTGATACCGCTAATGTAGAAATAGATAAAATTGGAGCAAGGCTTACTCAAGCTACTACCGATGTGGCTGCTGGTCGAACCGAAGCTGATAAGATTCCTGCAATCATTACCTTAGCCCAAACAGCAATCGCTACTGTGGCTGCACGGGTAACTCAGGCTTTAACCGATATTGCATCTGCCAGGACTGCCATTGCTTTAGGGGTTACGGCTATAAGCGAAGCCAAGACGGACATCGACTTGGCTGTTACTGAGGTGACATTGGGGAAAACTGCTCTAGCTTCTGGTAGTCCACTTATCAATACCATACCCGTAGGTGGTGGCGCAGCGGAATATATGGGACAAGCTGCCTCCGATGTGGGTGTTGCGCAGGGGTTTGTCCTTTCAGGACAGGGACTTCTCCAGAAATCGTCAGCCGACTTTAATAATGCCAATGTAGATTTAGGGACAGCAGCTAGAGAAGTAGATGCTGGTATGGCGAAAACCCGAGAGGCACAGGCAAGTCTTGAGCAAGCTAATACTGATATGGGGGCAAACAGAACTTACATTGACCAGACTGTAGCCCAGCTAAGAGTGGCTCAGGGTTACTTCCAGGAGAGTCAAGGCTATGTTATGGAGGCTAATACCAGACTGTCTACTAATGCCTCTTATCTTCAGTCAGCAAGCGGTGAACTAAGGGCAGGAAGTAATAAAGTGGAAGAGGCTATCGTTAATATGAGACTTGTCAGTAGTAGACTTCAAGTTTCTCAGGGCGGATTAAGATACGAGGAATGGGGCAGAAGAGAACTAGCCCAGGTAGAAGCAGAACTTAGGGCTTATGGTGGGTATCCCACATCTCAGAGATTCCCACGTGATTAGAGAGAGATATATATATGCGGACATTAACGGCAGCACTTCTTACCGCACAAACTTCGGGATATCCTGTAGGAAGCTATGCGCCGGCTGTGCGTTGCATCTTCACCTCAAAAGATGGTGGAACTACACATGACTATTCTTTTGATCCAACTGTAACCACTAACCGCTTAGAGCATGTTCAACAGATAGAAGAGAGAGAAAACGATTCAGGTATAATACTTCTCTCCAATTATGACAGGGCTGTTCCTACTGACCTGACAGGATACTATGTAGACTTAGGATGGGGACTTAATACCTCTTCAGGTATCTTGTGGGACACAGCAGCAGGGGCCGTAGCTCCTAGAATGTGGATAATGCGGCAATCGGACATTTCAGGAGCTCCGAAAGGCTCTCTACCTCAACTCTATACGCTGTTTCAATTACAAGGGGTATGGGGTGCAGTGCTTAATAAACAACCCTTCCTTGTTGAAAGCACACCTTTTTCTGATATACCCTTATACAAGTATGACGAACTCAATACCATATCTGCCTTAACAGGTAAAACTATTTATGGGGTACTAGAATATATTATTGAAGTCTTATTATTTGCTCAGACTGGGTTAGCCTTTACTTTAGATGATTTAGGGGCTCAAGATGATGGGGAAATCAGTTCTATTATCCCATTCCCTTCCGACAATACTAAGTTACTACGTACAATTAACGATGGTTCCCCTTGGTACTTTGAGACTTATGGTGATGTAATCAGAAGCCTCTTGGAACTAACTAATTGCATTCTTGTTCCAAGGGCAGATTTAGCTTTCAGAATTATGTATCCCCAGTCATCAGATACGGCAGATGTGACATACTATTCCAGTAATGCTGACGGGCATCCTTTTTACGAGGCAGAGAATAGAAGGTTAAATATGATTCCAAATCACATTGAAGTATATGGGGGTGAGGATGCTATCACAGGATACCCCACTGTAACAGGTCACTGGTATGATACCGACCATTTTTCGGGCTGGGTATCTCCTGCTACTCTTGCAACTTATGATGGGCCGTTCATGGAAGTTAAAGCATCGGGGAGTACGGATAGGATGTTGTGGGAAACAGGATTAGATACCGCAGAGAAATGTAGAAATAAAGCTGCTGAGTTGGGCTGGCAATTAAAAGACCAGATAAGAGGCACAAGGGTAATAATCCCGATGGATGCTAGAGTAGAACTGTATGATAGGGTAGAAGTAAATGATGCGAGGGGTTTGTAATGGGCAACGGGGATTTTGGCAGTATCCTAGATACTTTTGCAAACTATACTGCACAAGGTGATGCTCCCTATGTTATTCATATAAGTGGAGATGTCCATGCGATTGCCTACTCAGGAACTGGTATAGATGGTTTTATAAGCACATTTACTATGGATTCTGATGGGGTTATTGGAGACACACTAATAGATACTCTGGAATTTGAGACAACCTTTTGTAATGGTCCTTGCATTCTGCATATCTCTGGGGATTACTATGCCATAGCTTGTCGTGGTGCTGGCTTTGATGGATGGCTTTTTACTGTTACCATTACCCCTGCGGGGGTTATAGGGAATGCAGTAGTAGATTCACTGGAGTTTGACGGCCTTAACTGTGCTCACCCTATTATCATCAAGGTTTCTGGAGACATATATGCCATCTCTTACTTAGGAAATAATAGTGACGGTTTTGTGGTGACTGTGGATATTAGTACAGTGGGAGTTATAACCGACCCTGTAGTAGACAGTTGGGAATTTGACACTGTTAAAGGATACCACCCTGTTATCATCAAGGTAAGTGGTACAACATACGCTATAGCTTACAGTAATAATGATATAGATGGGGAGGTATTCTCCTTTACTATAGCTAACGATGGGACAATTACCAAGTCTAAGATAGATAGTCTCACGTTTAGTACGGATAGTCAGGACGTTTCATTCATACACGTCTCAGGAGATTTCTTTGCTATAGCATCCCAGGGAACGACCAACTTGAGTGTATTTACTGTTGAGATTAGTGCCGCGGGAGTCATACCAGCCACAGTGACTGATTCTTTGGTAATTGATACCGCTGCTGTTTTGTTTCTCACACCTGATATTATACATGTAAAAGGAAATGTTTATGTGGTTGGCTATACAGGTGCAGATAATGATGGTTATATAGCAAGTATGACTATTTCTACGAGCGGGATTATATCCTCGTCTGTAGTAAGTTCTTTTGAGTACGATACAGGCAATTCATATAGCCCTAGTATAGTGGCTTTTTACTCCTCAATTCTCTTAATTGGTTACCAAGCAGGCGTGGTTGGAAATATCAGGTCTGTGGGTATAACAGTACCTGTGGTATTTCCTTCTGATGCCCTCCTCCGTGCCTCTGGAATAGTTAGGACCTTCTTTGCGGGCATTGGGGGGCAGGCTGTTTATCAAGCTACCTTAACACTGGGTGGATTCTCAACTACCTTTGTCTTACCTATCGGTAGTAGACAACCTTCAGGAGCTGTGCCCTCCTCAGTTATGTCATTAGAGGATTACAAAGCCCTTAGGGAACGAGCACTCAAAGGTGAGTTATCAGGTTCAGAGTTGGAGGCATACAAGAAAGCAAGGACCGATGCGCTGGCTGGAATCTATGGTACTACACCTGCCTCCATTTCTGCCGCTGAGGCTACCCCTGACTTGAACCAGTTCCAAAGGGATATTCTATCTAGTGAAGCTACTCCACCCAAGCCAGCACCCAAGCCGGCACCTACTCCTCCAGATGGTTTAGATTACTTTAACTTACTTTAGGATGAGAGGTTTATAAATGGTTTCTCCGAGAATTGACCCGAAAACCAGAGGGCTTATTGTTTCTGACTTGACACCTGCAATAAGAGGGCGACTTTCCGCATTGTCTACTTCTGTTGCTAATCACACAGCCACTCTTGCCGAGCAGGAAGAGTTGAACTTTATAACTAGCCAGGTAGTTAGGTCTATATTGTCTTCTCTCTGGCAGAGTGTAGATTGGGAAAATGTTGATTTAAGTGATATTGACTGGGAAGAGTTTATTGGCTACGCGGTTATGCAGGAACACTACAGCCAGAACTCTATACTCGCAGCTAATCAGAGTGGAAGGCCTGAAGCCCTAACGATAGCAGCCAGTCGGATAGTAGCAAGGTTAGCTTCCGGTAATATTGTGGCCGCTACGACCGCCGAAATCAAGACCCTGCTTGCTATTCTGGCCACTGATGTTGGAGTCTCTGAATTATCTTCGGCCACCTACGATAATGTCCAGGATTATATAAACTTCTTTGGGGACAGAACACTACTGTCAGGTGGCGGTATAACAGATAATGGAAATGGTACTGTTGCTATAGACTCTCTGACTGGATGGTGCAAAGAGACGGACTCTGATACGGCAGTAGGCAAGTTCTTTGACTTTGCCGGTGGGAACACGGCAGCTTTAACAGATGTAACTACCAATTATGTATACGTAGACTATAATGGTGGTACACCTCAGTTGGTAGTATCTACTTCCATCTTGACTCATGGATTCAAACAAGACCATATCCTTATAGGAACGTGCTTTAGAGATGGTACAAAAACACACTTTCATCAAGTCTCAACTATTGGAATAGGGCGAATCAACCGAAGTGATATGC